TTATTTTAAATCTAATTTTCTAACCTCAGTTATCATGGGGCAAACTATAGCAATGCCAATAATTAAAATACCTGATAGTAAAAACCAATGATTTACACCGATCCTATCAGCAAAGAACCCAGAAAGAATTAACCCAATTGGCATTGCAAGTGACATGATACTTCCGGTCAAAGAAAATACACGTCCTAAATATTCAGGCTTAATTTTCTCCTGAAAAAGAGCTGTTTGCACACCGCTATAAAACGGCACCGAAAGCCCCATTATTGCACAGCAAACTACAAATATAACAAATCCACTTGGAGGAAGTATTCCTGAAACGGCTAAACTGGCCCCCATTATAAAAAACGAACCTGTTATTAGTAGTACACGCTTTTTGAAACTTCCTAATCTCCCCAATAGTAAGCCTCCTACTAGCATTCCAGATGCAAAAGCGATTTCGGTAATAGAAATATGCACAGGTGTTCCATTAAAGTATTCCATGCTTATTAAAGGAAATAGTGCATTAATTGGCATATAAACAAAAGTATATATTGTTCCTAAGAGTAATAAGGCAAATAATCCTTTGTTTTGTCTCAGTACGACAATTCCTTCTTTCATTTCTCTTATGAAATTTGGTTTCAAGCTTTGCACTTGATCGCCCAGCTTAGGAATCCGTACAATTGCCACCGTAATAGACGCAATCACAGCACCTAATACATCGATGGCAATAATAGCATTTAATTCCCAAACAGAATATAACAATGCTGCAACCGCCGGACTAACAATATAGCTTATAGACTGCAAAGACTGACTATAGCCTGCGCATTTCGTAAGCTGCTCTTCTGGTACTAAAAGTGGCGTAACTGCATTGAGTGCTGGGGTATGAAAAGCTGTTCCAACGCTGCGGATAAACAATACTACCATAACCATCCAGACAGGTAACTCCATATACAAAGCAACAATAGCCAGCACTGCCCCAGCTGCTGCGATAATTAAATCAGCACCAATCATTATCTTCTTCCTATCATGACGATCCACTAATACACCTATGGCAGGTCCAAAGACCGCATAGGGTAAAAAACCTACTAGTGAAGCCATAGACAAGACCATCGCAGATCCTGTTTTTTCTGTAAGGTAAAAAATAATCGCCATTTGCAGGATAGCACTAGTGATTAAAGAAACTGCCTGCCCTGCCCATATTGTAATAAACTTAAGTTTCCAATTGTTGTATTTTTCCATTTATATTTTCTCCTGCATAATTATTTTGCTTGAATTTCTATTTTGAATAGCATTCTAGGCAATAAAAAATGCAGGCCTAAATCCACAATGTGGCTTTTGGTCTGCATACATACAATTTGGAAACATTCATATTAAAGACACAGTTAAATAAAGGTATAGTTAAATAACCTATATTCTGACCGCAACTAATGAATGCTCAATATCGTATAAATAAGCACAACAAAAAAGCCTATCATCGGGGATAGATTCTGCCTTTTTTATTGCCAGCTTATCTTAAACGCATTGAGGCTGTCATAGTTTCGGTTCCTCCTGAATTCTAATTTGGCGACTTCCCGGTAAACTGGAAGTTGGATTATAAAGGCCTTTGCAAATACACCATATCTACCAACTGTATTCCACTTTCATAGATTGGGTGGTCGTAATTATCTGTAAAAAAATTGGGTATGCTGTGTGAGCGAACAAAACCACACTTTTCATAAAACGGGATTGAAAGCGGACTATCTCCTGTTCCCACTTGCAGAATTGAGTATTTCCCCCTGTAATTATTAATAACAAACTCAATTAAGGCTCTTGCATAGCCTTTGCCTTGATATTCTGGAACTGTAGCAATATTCTTGATTTCAAGTATGCCATTTCCTTCATCGGTTATGACACACTCGCACTTTGTCCCAATGTCATCAAGTACATACATCTTGCCTTTATCAAGATAACGGTCAACCATATCTTCCTGCTCATCTGCTAATAGGAGCAAATCCAGATATTGTTTTTTATTCTCTTTAACTTCAACAATTTTCATTAATCACACCTTCAACTTCCGATTTGTTTTTCTATACCTTTTGAGTATATCAAATCGAGAAATCAGAATGAAGGCAATTCTGTGTCAATTACTTTACCAGTTGTTGAAATCCTCCTGGGTAGCCACTTCGCAGTAGTCGCCATTCACGTCATTGTCGGCCTCAGACATGCAGTCGTAGATCTGACCTTCCTCAATAAGTGAGAGCTCCGGAATCGTAAAGCCCAACTGCTTACAGCGGAGCAGATATACCGCTGTATTTATTTCTCTGTCAGTTGGGCGGGAGTGGGGTTTGCATCAGAGGTGGTTGCTCGATTGCCAAGATAGATCGCCACAAACTCATCGAGCTTTTCAATGAGGCAGATGCCGTCAAAGCCTGCGGCCCAGTGAATGAAATCGTCCATGGAAAGACCGCTGGTCTTGCCTGCAGCCTGGGCCGCCATGATGTAGCCGAGCTTCGCACCGACCAGGGTGTCGATGTTCTCAGATGCCAGGTTATTCATGGTGACCATCAGATCTTCATGGAAAGTCATCCGATAAAGGATCGCAGTTGCGCCATTCGCCTCAAAGGGCAGGACCTTTGTGGTCCCATCCTCAAGCGTCATTTCAATTTCCTTAACCATCGCTTATACCTCACTTTGAGCTGCTGGTACTTGTACTTGAAATAGTCGTAGTGGTGCTCTTTGCCGGAAGATGCACTTCGTCGTACCAGCTGTTATAGGTGACTTCATCGGTTTCAGAGCAGGTGTCCGCCTTTACCACATTGGCATCCAGGTCCTTCGAGAAGATCGTAGAAGCATCGATCGTCAGGGACTCGGTCTTAACAGAAACCTTGTCCTCTTTGGTCTCAGCCTCGATGTCCGGACGGCTTGCCGTGCAGTTATAGAGGACGTGCCTTACTGCCTTCACATCGCCGACAAACTCAAAGAGCAGTGCGAAGGGTACCGGCTGCGCATCGGCGTTTTCAACCAGGACACCGTTTGCATCCTTGATGTCGCCAAGGACCGCTGTCTTGAAATCCTCCGGAACCATCGCCGTCTCGAGATCGCCGTTGTAGCCGGTGTTGGAGCTCGTGACATAGTACTTAATGTCGTCAGCGTAGAAGGGTTCCTGGGAGCCCTGAGCCGAGAACTTGATTGACACAGCACCGGGCCAGATGATGGGCTTTCCATAGGTGGCAGTGCCATCCTCAGCGATCGTTGCCAGTGCATAGTGGACGTTTTTGAGGCCGTACCTCACCTTGTTTTTCTTATTCGCCATGACTGCCTCCTTTACAGCGTCAGTTCATAAAGCACTTCGTACATCCGCTCAGAATCTATCCAGGTCTCGGACTTATTCCAGTAGATGTCATTTCCTGCAAATATCTTTTCGAGTTTCTTCTCGAGCTTCGGGTCCTTCTTGTCGGTGTAGAGCTCTACGTTCACCTCCGGGAAGGAAGCGTAGACCGCGTTGTCTGCACCAAAGTTATCTGAAGTCGGAGAAAGAAACACGATAAAAGGCGGGTCCGGAGACTCGCCCTCAGCAAAATGGTCATAGGCCAGAGGAAGACCAGCTTCCTCCAGCATCGTTACTATGTGATCGTATGTCATGATCCGCCGCCTTTCTCGAGAGCGTCCTTGATGTCATCCTCCAGCTCTTTCACGCCTTCTTCCTCAGCGGGAGCGATGTGCGGGATGGCCTTAGTCCTGCCGCCATTCCGCTTTGCATGTCCATGCTCCAGGAGGTGTGTGAGCTGGTACCTTCCAGCATGAACTGTCAGAACAAGACGTTCATTATTCTCGTCGGTTTTCGTGATCTTCCAGGACTTCTTGTATTTTCCGGTGAGGACAGGAGCCTTCGCCTGGATGTTTTTCTTTACATCCTTTGCCACCTTCTCGACGGATTCTTTCATGGCATCTGTGGAGAGGTCTTTGTATTCCTCGAGGCCCTTCATGATCTCATCGGAAAGCTGTTCGGCTTTTATTGTCTTTCCCATAGGATCACCTCTTAACGAGCTCGCAGTGGAATTTCAGAGAGTTATGCTTGTAACCCATAGGGTTCACGTAGAGGATGTTGTAGAGCTTCCCGTCTGCTATGATCCGGTAGCCATCAGAGGACACTTCCGAGAGAGCCTTGCACCAGCGGGTAGTGAAATCGATGGTCTCCTTTGGATTCGTGGTTCCTGCAGCATCCGTCTCAGTACCGGACCCGGAGGCCGTAGCCCAGCAGGTGATGTAGTCAGCCTGCTTTGTCGTGTGATTCCCGTATTCGTCTTTTTCCACCACCTGTTTTTGGAAGGTGATTCGAAGGTTTAATGCTGCTATATCCATCAGAAGCCCTCCTTCCGGCTGCCTTCAAGAAGAGCACGAAGGGAGAGGGTGACAGACTTAAGGTCCGCATCCTCTCTGTGCTCGTACATATAGGCGACGGTAAAAAAGACCGCTTCCTTGGCATAGGGCAAGGCAAAGAAAGCCTCCTCGTCATCTGTCCTGGCCACATCCATAGCAAGGCGGGTAGCGGACGTGATGAGGGAGGAGATGAGACCATCATCCTCTGAAAAATCCACCCGGAGATACTGCTTCATTTCATCCAGTGTCACCATGTCCGCTTCACCTCACTTTCTATCAGGCAGAAGCACCGGCCTTCAGGATCTGGATAGCCTCCGGAAGGACGAGCTTGCCATCAACACGTTCCTTGGCTACATACCCGACCATGCCGTTTCCGGCAAAGAGCTCACGAAGCTCCTGGAAGGACCTGGTGCCACGGTCGCCGATGTTGTAGTAGCTGTAGTCGCCGAAGGCGATCGCAGGCTTACCTGCCTCAAGGAGCGGAGCATAGGCAGACGTGTGAATGTCATAGCCGCAGAGCTTGTCCGGCTCACCGGCAGTGTAAGAAGGCTGCCAGATGTAGGCCTGATTGTTATCCTTGAGCTTACGGATGGCGGCCAGAGTCTGGTCATTCAGGATGAAGGACGCGTTCTTACGATAGGGTCTCTTCAGGCTGTAGATGAGGGTGAGGATATCGTCGGAGGAGAGCTTGGTGCCGCTGATGGTCACAGCAGTTTCTCCGCCGCCAGTCTCTGCGAATATACCGAGAGGCTTGCCCTTGCCGTCGCCGTTCAGGAAGGCGTCCTCCTCAGCATTACCGAGAGCCTTGCCGAACTCATTAATGATGTAGTTCTCAAGGTTGAAGGCATTGTCATAGAGGAGCTCCTCCGTGATCTTGATTGCCACATGGAGCTTATGGGCATCAAGGACAACCTGATCGAAGGTAGCGTCACCGAAGGTCAGTGCCTGACCCTCCTCAATCCACGCTGCCGCAGGCTTGGTGGCTGCGATGTTGATCTTGTGCTCACCGGAAGTGGTGATCGTGGTAGCGAGACTTCTGAAGATGTTCTCCTCGGTCAGCTTGTCGATAAGGCGGGAGTCCCATTCTTCCGGAACAAGGTAGCCGCCGTTCGCGTCGTTCCCTTCCTCGAGGACATCAGAGATCTGGTGGAAGCCGGTACGCATGGCTGCGATCATGGCCTTGGCATAAGCCTTGGAGGCCCTGCCGCGCTTCTCCTCCGGATCATCGGACGGAGCTGCTGCACCGGGTCTTCCGGTGAGAGGAGATGCTGTAGGCTTTCCCATCTGCTCCTCGATCGCCTTCTGACGATTCAGACGATCGATCTCGCGGGTGAGGTCGGTGATTTCCTTCTCCATACGGTCATATGTTTCGCCATCCGTATCAGAGAGGACACCGTTCTCGTTTCTATGGGAGTCAAGGAATGCCTTTGCTGCCTCCCATGCGCTTGCACGCTTGTTAATTAAATCCTGTACGTTCATTTCGTTTACCTCCATTAGAGAAAATGCTTCATGAGATCGAGACGCCTTTCGAGGTCATCGATCTGGTACGAGTGATGTGGTTCTTTATGCAAATCCGCAGGGAGATGCGGCTTGGCATCTTTTGTTTCATGCTCCTTGCAGTAACTAAGGAGCTTCTTACCTGTGGCGGCTGCCACCTGGTAGCGGGAGAAGAGCATGGATTCATGGCCTGCGAAGAGAGAAGTTGCATCATCCTTCTTTTTCTCTTCATCAGGATCGTCTTCCTCCTCATCTGGATTCTCCTCATCCGGCTCATCCGGTTCCTCTTCGTCAGGGTCGTCCTTCTCTGGCTTATTAAGGGGAGCAACACCGTAGAGCTCTGACCGGTCGATGATGCCATCTGCAAAGTGAAGCTCGACGGCCTTGCCGGAATCCATCCAGGTCTCTTCATCCATGAGCTTCGAGAGCTTGTTCCGGGAAAGGCCTGTCTTTGCCAGGTAGGCATTGATGATGGAGTCCTTTACGGAATTCAGCATCTCGATCGCCTTTTCCATCTCGGTCTTGTCACCCATTGCGACGGTCGAAGGGTTATGGATCATCAGCATGGAGACCGGAGACATGAGCACCGAATCACCTGCCATTGCAATGACAGAAGCAGCCGATGCCGCAATGCCGTCAATCTTTACCGTGACATTTCCCTTGTAGTCGCGGAGCATGTTGTAGATCTGTGCTGCTGCAAAGACATCGCCACCCGGAGAATTGATCCAGACTGTGATGTCGCCGGTGCCGGAATTAAGGTCCGACTTAAAAAGAGCCGGAGTGACATCATCGTCAAACCAGCTCTCAGAAGCGATCGTTCCATCAAGGAAGAGGGTGCGCTCTTCGGATGTTTCCGTGGATGGACTGTCCAGCGCATTCCTTGCCCAGCGCCAGAATTTATTTCTGTTCTTCATCATTACCTCCTGTAGTTTCTGTGCTCTGTTCGTAGGCCTTGCCTGCGTCAGAGAGCTTTACAACGTTTCCGTTTAAGATGTGAAGGTTGCCGCCCTCCGCGTCCGAGAGAAGATTCATGTTCTCGAGCTCCCGGACATCATTGATGGAGAGGATGCCGTTCTGGATGCCGGTCGCATAGCCCTGCATCCGTGACTGATAGTTGCCTCGAAGGAGTCCGTCTACATTGAAGCGAATGAAGTATTTTGACTTCTCCTCTGGACGCAGGAGACACCTCTGCATCGACTGCTCCCAGCGGGAGAGCCAGGGCTCCAGAGTGTATGTCACGAACTCAAGTGACTGCTCCTCGATATTTGAAAAGGTCGCATGTTCGAGATCACCAATGAGGTGTGGCGGGATACGGAAGATCCGCGCAATCTCGTCGAGCTGGAACTTCCTTGTCTCAAGGAACTGTGCCTGCTCCGGTGAAATGGAGATAGGCGTATAGGTCATGCCTTCCTCAAGGATGGCCACCTTGTTTGCGTTATGGCTTCCGGAAAAGCCCTGCTCCCAAGAAGAGCGGATTTTCTCAGGGTCCTTGACGGTTCCAGGCATTGAGAGGATGCCGGAGGGATTTGCACCGTTCTTAAAGAAGGTCGCTCCGTATTCCTCTGTTGCCATCGCCATGCCGATCGAGTTCTTTGCCATTGCAATCGGGCTGTAGCCGACAAGGCCATCAAAGCCGAGCCCTGGGATATGTAGCACATCAGAAGGCGTGAGGCGGACAGTGCCGGTGTGCATGGTCGGAGCATCCGAGGTGTTCATCTGATACTCGTAGTAGAGATGTCCGTTCTCATCCCGGTCTACCCGCATGCGGTTTGCCATGAGAGGATAAAGCCCTACGACTTCGCCTCGGCCATTTCGTATCACCTGCGCGTAGGCATTGCCCCACAGGAGCAGGTGCGTCATCATGGTCTCCCGGAAGATAAACGAGGTCATCTCAGGATTTGGCTCATCGTGAAGAATGAGATACAGTGGGTGCTCGATTGCCTTCTCCTTGCTGCCTTCCTCCGTGTATTCGTAGAGGTGGAGCGGGAGCGATGCGATTGCCTCAGAGAGAACACGCACGCAGGCATACACAGCAGAGATCTGCATGGCAGATCGTTCATTGACAGTCTTGCCGGACGTCGTCCCACCGAAGTAGTAGCGGTAACCGGAGCCATTCGTCGAGTCGGTCGGCTTATCACGGCTTCGGAACATCTTAGAAAAGATACTCATGGCCACACCTCCATCTGGTTTAAGGCTTCCCGTATTACGAGGAAGCCGAGTAAGGAGAGAACTATCATCTTGTCACCTCACAGAAATAAAATGCCTCGGTTGTCATAGACCGATTCGCCGTTGTCGTTGCCACCACGGATTGCCCGGTCGAGTCCCATGATCATGGCAATCGCACCATCGATCTTCTCTGTGGACTTTTCCTTGTCGGCCTTGATATTGCCTGCCGGGTCTCTCCGGATGTAGATGTTATCCATCATCCAGCGGAGGACCGGATTGCCGCCATGTGCGATCCGCTTCTCAAGGACCAGTTTCATGAGCTCCTTGGTAGGCGGGCTCATATCCTTAAAGCCCTGGCCAAAGGGCACAACGGTAAAGCCCATGCCCTCAAGGTTCTGGACCATCTGGACGGCTCCCCAGCGGTCGAAGGCGATCTCTCGGATGTTGTAGCGTTCACCCAGGTTCTCGATGAACTTCTCAATGAAGCCGTAGTGGATGACGTTGCCTTCCGTCGTCTCAATCAGGTCCTGCTTTTCCCAGACATCGTAAGGAACATGATCGCGCCTTACACGAAGATCCAGCGTCTCCTCTGGCAGCCAGAAATAGGGCAGAACCACGTACTTGTCTTCCTCATCCCTTGGCGGGAAGACCAGCACAAAGGCTGTGATATCGGAAGTGGAGGAGAGATCGAGACCGCCGTAACAGACCCTGCCTTCAAGCTCCTCCGGATCAACCGGGAAAGCACAGGCATCCCACTTATCCATTGGCATCCAGCGGACTGCCTGCTTCACCCACTGATTGAGGCGGAGCTGCCGGAAGGCATTCTCTTCGCCAGGATTCTGCTTTGCCGACTCGCAGGCCGCTTCCACCTTGTCGATGCCGACCGTGATGCCAAGAGAAGGATTTGCCTTCTTCCAGACCTTCGGGTCGGTCCAATCGTCAGATTCATCTGCACCATAGATGACCGGATAGAAGGTCGGGTCGATCTTTCTGCCAGCGATGATGTCCTGTGCCTTCTGGTGGACCTCGTAGCAGATCGAATTTGTATCGGTCCCGGCTGTGGTGATCAGAAAGTAGAGAGGCTGCATCCTGGCATCACCGGAGCCCTTCGTCATAACGTCATAGAGCTTTCGGTTTGGCTGTGTATGCAGCTCATCGAAGATCACGCCTGATGTGTTGAAGCCGTGCTTGTTGGCGACATCAGCGGATAGGACCTGATAGGTGCTGTTCGTCGGAAGGTAGACGAGCTTCTTTTGTGACTGCAGAATCTTGACTCGTTTATTAAGAGAGGGACAGAGGCGGACCATGTCGACCGCGACGTCATAGACGATCTTGGCCTGGTTTCTGTCTGCAGCGCATCCATATACCTCGGCTCGTTCCTCTCCGTCAGCGCAGGTGAGATACAGCGCAACAGCGGCTGCCAGCTCCGACTTGCCCATCTTCTTGGGTATCTCGATGTAAGCTGTAGTGAACTGTCGGTAGCCATTTGGTTTTAAGACTCCGAAGAGATCACGAATAATCTGCTCCTGCCAGTCAATGAGCTCAAAGGGCTGCTTCCACCAGGTCCCCTTGGTGTGCTTGAGGCTCTCAATAAACATCACGGCAAAGTCGGCAGCGTCTTTATCGTAGTAGGAGCCCTCCGCCATGAAGCGGGTAGGCTTATAGTTCTTGAGTTTTCGCATGCCCATGGCGTGACCTCCTTTCCGGGCATAAGAAAAGACCGCTGAAGGTTCAGCGATCTTTCGTAAGTAGTGTGTTTGTAGGCTTATGCGTTCATGGCCCAGGCGAAGGCGTGTCCGTCGTCTTCGAATTCTACTTCGCTTAAGGCTTCCAGCTTGATGCTTCCTTCGCAGGTGTGGTCGTCGGTTAAGAAGGTGTAGGCTGCTCCGTAGTAGCTTGCCTCGTTCCTTCCCATGTAGTAGTAGCCGACCGCCAGGATCTTGTTTCCGAAGGTGATGACCTTGAAGCCTCTGCATTCAAGCTCTTCGCTTGTGCTCTGTGCCGGTACCCTGAGTTCCTTTGCTCTTGTTTCGATGTTCTTTGTCATGGTCTTGTCCTCCTTGTGCTTTTCTGCCGCATCTCTTTTCCCTTTCGGCATGTACATATATCACTCTGCGGGCCTTTTATATCCAGTAGAATCGCAAGGATATATGTGACAAAGATGGAGCCGGACACTTGTGTATTTTATGGCGGTTTATTCAGCCTTGCTGTGGATGATGGAGAGGATCTTCTCCTGCTCGTCCTTGTCGACACCGATGGATTCGAGCGCCTGTCTGGTGCCGCAGTCCGGGCAGATCAGCGTCTTGTTGTCGGTCCGGGAGAGGGCTGGGACCTCACTGTAGGTTCTGCCGCAGATCGGGCAGATGCGTGTGCGTTTTTTTGTTTCTGGTTTCATATTGCCTCCCATCCGCATGCTTCCCAGGAGCACTTCACAGCATCCTGAAGAAGTGCCTTGTCAAAGCCGAAGTCATCATAGCCGACCATGCAGGTCTCAACGTACCGGCTGGATGGAATCCCGAGCTTTCGATCCTCATGCATGATGTAGATGAAGGCAGGAACCGTGATGCCTTTGTGCCTGCCGCCTGTGACCTTGATCGGGACCTCCGTCTTGTAGTAGAAGGCGGGATATCCTTCGTAGTGATCGAGCCGTTCTTCGTCGTCAGGTGTGACCGTAAAGATCCCGACCGGGACGTGCGCGCCATCCTTCTTTTCGATCGTAAGGTAAGCACCGGTCTTGCTGCCTTTGAAGAGGAGCTCGAAGTTTCTGATGGTGCCGGTACCGACGCGCCTGGCTCCAGGGCACCGGAGTGCCATCTGTGAGAGGTTTAAGTTGCTGCCGTAGGCAAGGTAATATCTTTTCATGGTGATCTCCTTTCCGAAGGGATTACCCTTCTACCACCGAAAGGCCGCGCCGTGGCGGTCGTCGGTAGGAGAAGGCTAATTCCTTCCCTGGGCCCTTCAAGCGGCTGCTCTTGCCTTCCTGAAGGCGGTGTCGCCGGAAAGGTCGCGTGTCAGGAAATCCCTGGCTGTGGCGAATTCCTCGCCGATGAAGCCGAGGCGAAGGAGCCAGGTCCTCATCGCGTATTTGTCGTTTTCGTTCTGCTGCGGTCTTGCGCTGGCGGTCTTTACTTCCTTGGCCAGTGCGCTCATCCCGAGGCAAAGCTGGATGTAGGTCTTGATGCGTCCTGCGTGCATCGTTCCGTTGAAAAGCCGGAACTCAACCGTGCCCTTTGTGAAGGTGGCGTGGAGGTTCAGCATGTGGTAGCGGCTGGAGTTGTAATGCTGGTTCCTTCCGTAGGAAGCTCCCTGGGTCGTGTACCAAATGTCTGCAAGGCCTGCCATCGTCTGGGGCTTTTTCTTATTGAGGTCCGTAAGGAAATCCGGGTCGACTGTGCGGCAGTAGCGGCTGGTTCTTGCTGCGTCAATCCCAAGGGCTCTGATGAGGAGCTGCTCGTGGCTTGCCATGATGTTCGCAAGGTTCCGAAGGGTCTGTGGTGTGTGTCCGTTTGCGCCGACGTGAACGTGGATGCCGCAGCCGCGTTCTGCGCTGCTCTTGGCTCCGGCCTTCCGAAGCTCCCGGATGAGGCCCTGCAGGAATTCGATGTCCTCGTAGTGGAGGATCGGGGTTACCAGTTCGCATTTCTCTGCGTCGGGTCCGCTGATCGAAACGTCCCTCTGGAATTTCCATTCGCGGTCCTTGTCATCCCAAGCGCTCCAGGTGTAGTAGCCGTTCCGGTCTGCTGTGTTCTTGAAGCGTCCGGTTCCGAAGTAGGTGGCTGCGGTCTTGGCGGCCTCGCTTCTCTTGATGCTGTTCATCTCGACCTCAACTCCTAAGGTCTGGCTCTTGATTCCTTCGATCTGGCTTTTAGTGTTTTTCATGGTTTCTGGCTCCTTTCGGTAGGTGGTTGTTTTCTTTTGTTATGGTATTAATCACTCTACCGGCCAGACATATCCAGTTAATTCGACACCATAAATCCACCAAAGATGTAGATCCAAAACCAGTCAGAATTTGTGTATCTTAGAGGACCTTCCGGACCTTATCTTCGCCGTAGATCACGTTCAGGGAGGAGCCTGAATCCCAGTGGACCAGGAGCGATCCCGTATCGTCGACTCCGGTCACTGTTCCGAGCGTCCCGGCTGGAGGAGCCTGCGGATCGTCCATCTCGATGAGCTCTATCCTTGTACCTGCGGGAAAGGTAACCCGCAGGCATTCGATCTCGGCTTTAGTTGGCAGATGCATTTGACGCCTCCGTTTTCTTAGCTTCGCGGAGTGCCTTCTGGCGGACTGCGAATTTGTCAGCTTCTTCCTTGTTTCGGAATGCGGATGCTCCAGAAAGGTTCTGAAGGAGGCGCTTCCTTGTTGCCTTGTACTCAGGTCCGGAGAAGCCGAGCCGGATGAGAAAGCCTCTGAAGGCGTATTTCTCACTCTCGATGTCTGCCTCGGTCATCGTGATCCGCTTCGAGTTCTTCGACATCTTCCCGATTGCTGCGATGAGCTTTGTTGCCGCATCCGCTGTGTCAGCGTCCGGGATGGTGGAGAACCAGGTGAAGGTTACCTTGTCGCCGTTTACCGCGAAATCCGTGGTCTCTGTGCCGAGCGCCTTTCGGATGAGCTTGCCCTTCGATTCGAGAATCTTCGTGAGCTTGTCGGTGTCGACCGAATCGATCGGCAGGGAAATAGAAAGGTCTGTCTCGTTTGTTGCGGCCTCAGTTGCCGTTTCTGCAGCAGATGCCTGCAGCTCTTCGGACTCGGATTCAGCAGCCTCCTCTGGCGCTTCCTCGGCGGGCTCTGCGGCAGGTGCCGGGATCTCTGCCGGATCGTTGGCCTCGTCTTGTGTATCTCCGTGCGGATCTTCCTGAGTTGCTGTGCTCTCAGTGTCTTCGATTGTGTCGCCGGTGAAGCCTGCAGCAGTGAGTGCCTCGAGGATCTTCTTCGTGGTCTCCTGATCAGCGGCATCGCTATCCGAAAAAACTCCGTAGCGGCTTACCATGTAAGGCCCGATCTCGAAAGCGTAGGTCGGGGTGAAGAGGTACTTGGCTTTGATGCCCGATGCCTTTTCAATGATCTTAACCATTGCCTTCCTGTCTGCTCCTGTTACCTTGTAATCGATGTTCATGTTGTGTCCTCCTTTGACTTGTGATGTTCTTGACCTCTTTGGTCGTGACTATTCATCACTCTGTGCCCGGAACATAGCAAGCAAAATAGGATTCATAAATCCACCAAAAAGGAAGCCGGAAAACGGTGCATTTTAGACATCCGTCTCGACTTCCTTCACAAGGTCTTTATAGGGTATTTTCTCCCCAGCCCGCTCTACGAAAACGCCTTCTTCATTGCCGGTATCCTCGACGTAGCGCCGGAGGATGACAGAGGCATATTTCGGATCAAGCTCCATCATCATGCAGATGCGGTTTGTCTTCTCGCAGGCCATGAGCGTTGAGCCAGACCCGCCGAAGGTGTCGATCACGATTGCGTTCTCCTGGGAGGAGTTCTGAATCGGATAGGAGAGAAGGTCGAGCGGCTTACTGGTGGGGTGGTCCTTATTCCTATTTGGCTTATCGAAGTTCCAGATCGTTGTCTGGGACCTGCCTGCAGCGCTTGACCAGTAATGCTTGCCGTTTTGCAGAAAGCCGTAGAGGATCGGCTCGTGCTGCCACTGGTAATCTGAGCGTCCCAGCACCAGGGAATTCTTCACCCAGATACACACGCCGGACAAATGGAAACCTGCATCAATGAAGGCCTTCCTGAAGTTGAGCCCTTCGGTATCTGCATGGAACACGTAGGCAGCACCACCTTTCTCGAGGTGGGAAGCCATGTTCTGGAAGGCAGAGAGCAGGAACTGGTAGAACTCGTCACCTTTAAGGGAGTCGTTCTGAATTGTGAGGCCATCAGAGGCTTTGAAAGATACACCGTAAGGCGGGTCGGCCACGATGAGGTTTGCCTTCTTGTCACCCATGAGTGTATCTACATCTTCGGCCTTAGTAGCATCCCCGCACATGAGTCTGTGCCTGCCGACTGTCCAGATGTCACCCGGCTCCACGAAGGACGCCTTCTCAAGGGCTGCGGAGAGATCGAAGTCATCGTCTTTTACATCTGTGTCTGTTCCATCGGCGAGATACTTCTCGAGGTCCTTATCATCGAAGCCGAGGAGTGACAGGTCGAAGGATTCATTCTGCAGATCGGACAGTTCGACGGACAGCATCTCTTCATCCCATCCGGCATTGAGTGCCAGCTGATTGTCAGCAAGGATGTAAGCACGCTTCTGAGCATCGGTAAGGTTCTCTGCAAATACACAGGGGACTGTCGTATAACCTTCCTCGCGGGCTGCCTGAACACGTCCGTGGCCGACGAGGATGTTGTAATTACTGTCGATGACCGCAGGAGAGACAAAGCCAAACTCCCGAATGGAGGAGCGGAGCTGTGCAATCTGCTCCTTGGAATGCGTACGGGCATTCCGGGCATAGGGTACCAGCTTGTCGATTGGTACCTGCTCAAATTTCGTTGTATCCATAGCTTATCCTTTCCGGGCACGCAGGAGCCGCTCCATGACGTCGTCCTGCGGATTCATGCCGTCGTTGTAATCAGTGGAGCAGTTCTCCTTCACAATCTGGAAGATCTCTGCCCAGAGCCGGTTGGCCTGATTCATGTAGTTGATGCCGATGTTGATGAAGGGAGAAGGGATAGGCTTCCCCGTGGTAGGGTGCTTGGATAGATACCCGAGCTTCGTCGTCATCTCTTCGCACTGAATCCAGCGGGCGGAGCACATCGCATATCGTTCAAGAAGCTGCGGCGATACCTTCTGGGCAACACCGATCTTCTGAAGCCACTCCCAGGTCTCCCGGTAGATATCACCGGCCTGAAGGGTTGAGCCATCGTGCTGAGTTGCGGACAGAAATTCATGCGGCTTTGGCATCTCGGCTCCTTCAATCTCCGGAATATCTAAGACCTGAAGTGGTCTTCCACCAGGATTCCCTGCAGCAGCCTTCTCGGTTACTGCTGACTTTTTCCTTCCGGCACCGGGACGTTTCCCGCCACGGCCACCGATGTTATTCGATTTGGTAGGCATGATTTTCACCACCTTTCCGATTCCGGGCCTTAATAACCCTTTTGAAAACGCCAGACACGCACAGAAGAGGGGGCGGCGGTCCCTGGGGCCTTGGCCCACAGAGATTTGACCCGCCCCTCCCGGCCACGCTTTGACGATCTATTCCTTAGAAATATTTCCACGATGAATCTTCTCATGACAGCTATGGCAGAGACTCATGAGGTTGCTCTCGTCATTGGTTCCGCCTTCGCTGATTGGTTTGATGTGGTGGACCTCTTCGACAGGGACGTACCGGCCTTCCTTCATACACATCTCGCAGAAGGGATGCTTGTGTACATAGCGGGTCCTGATCTTACGCCACTGAGTTCCGTATCGCTTGTGCCCGTCGTAACCACGTGTGAAGTGATCGTAGTGATCATCCATGAGCTTCTGGTGCTCAGCGCAGTAGCTGTCGCCGTCATGCTCTACGAGGTTTGGGCAGCCCGGATACCGGCAGGGCCGCTTTGGTTTCATTGGCATGTTGCTTCACTTCTTTCTGCAATAGAAAAGCCCCGGAGGAATAAATCCTTCGAGGCTTGATCGGTCGGGGAGAACCCGGCTCTCTTTCTACTTTTTGCTGATTATATCCTAACATATCTGAAATCCCGCGTTAATGGGAAAAAGCTGGTCAAACCTGGTCATTTCTGGTCAAAGCTGGTCATCTTTTATGGAGATGGCATTCTCCGGGAGAACGATCTGGCTGATGCCTTCGTCGTGCCATCTGCGGACGGTCCTTTCGCTGGCGTACATGCAGGCGGCGATCTTCTCCCAGCTCATGCGGTCGAGGTACCGGTACTTGAGGACCAGCCTGTCGCGGGTATCAGGCACCGCATCGATCACGGTGATGATCTGCTGCTTTAAGGTTTCCAGCTTCTTGACCTTTGCCGAGATCACAGCCTCTGCATCCCAGGTCTTCTCTAAAGCCTTCACGAAGGGAGCCTCTGTTGGTCTGTTCGGATTGTAGTGCTGCTCAAACCCAGGGGAGCCGACAGAGTAAGTATTCTGACGAAGACGGGCAAGATCGCGATATTCACTCTTGATCAGCTGATCAAGATAGAAAGCCTGCTGAAGATATTCTTTCGTGTCCATTTTTATCCCTCCCTTCTGAGTTTCTGGAGAAGTGCCTCGCCGTCCAGATCGGTGAAGAGACTGAATCTTCCGGAGAGGAAGAAGGCTTCACACTCGTGAATGGTTCGGGTATCGTGTCTTTTCTTTGCAGCCCGCCAGTCTTTTACAGCCTGAAGGACCACAGCGTTGCCAAGTGCTTCATATGGTTCCATTGGCACCTCCTGACTTCAGGTTCGCCTTCACTGCATTGATAAGGGCGGTCTGTGTCTTATCCTTCGTTTCAAGAGCCTTCAGGATATCTTCATCAATGGTTCCAGCTGTAACGATATGCTGTACAACGACGGTTCCAGATCGCTGCCCCTGTCTCCAGAGGCGGGCTACAGTTTGAGAATAAAGCTCCAAGGACCAGGTGAGGCTGTACCAGACAAGGCAGGAACCGCCTGCCTGAAGGTTCAGGCCGTGTCCTGCAGATGCCGGGTGAATCAGTGCTACGGGAAGCAGTCCCTTGTTCCATTTCTCAATACTTGCCGATGTATCCAGCCGTTCGAACGGGATCTTTTTGTCAGAGAGCCTTTTTTCGATCCTCTCAAGATCGTGCTTGTACCAGTAGGCGATCATGACCGGATTTCCATTGGCAGCTTCGATGATGTCCTCCAGGGCATCGAGCTTTCTGCTATGAATCTCTGTGACTTTCCCGGTATCGTCATAGATGGCTCCGTTTGCGAGTTGGCAGAGCTTTCCGGAGAGGACACCCGCATTTGCTGCAGATACTTCGCCGTCAGGAAGTGACAGGATCAGGTCCTTCTTCAGTTCGTCATAGGATTTCTGCTCTGAGGTGCTCAGGAAGACTGGATATTTTGAACTGATAAGTTCTGGCATCTTCAGGTGATCCGTAGACTTCATGGAAATCGTGATATCTGAGATCTTCCTGTAGATTTCCTCCTCAGCGCCGGGAAGTGGGGCATAGCTGTAAACGATTGGTCCGTTGCAGCGGTCCGGACGGAAGTAGGCTTCACGGTATCGTGAGATGAACCGACCGAGGCGCTTTCCCATGTCGAGAACTTTGAACTCTGCCCAGAGGTCCATGAGTCCGTTGCTGGCAGGTGTACCAGTAAGACCGATCACTCTCTTTACAAGAGGCCGCACCTGCATCAGGGCCTTAAAGCGCTTCGACTTGTGATTCTTGAAAGAGGAGAGTTCGTCGATCACGATCATGTCAAAGTCGAAGGTGATGTTCTCAACAAGCCAGGGCACGTTCTCGCGGTTGATGATGTAGATGTCAGCAGGGCGGGAGAAGGCACCAAGGCGCTCCTTCTCAGAGCCGACAGCTATCTCGTATTTGAGATCCTTTAAGTACAACTTTCCCAATTCATTAGACTATAGATAAAATTGCATAACCACCTGATATATCTGACACCCGCATTAAATTCATGCGGGTTTTTTCTGCAATCTCTTGCGCTTTTTATATGCAAGCATGCTGCCTTTTCCAAATCTTTTTGATGATATTCCTCTTTTGCTCTAGTTATATGGTCTAATATAGTGTAGTATTTAGACTATAGAAAGGGAATCTTTT